TTGCTCTTCGGTAATCTCGCAAATATCCACCTCGTGCATACCAAACTCATCATCAATAAGGCATGAAGTAAAGAACCTCACACCTATATTTTCAATAGTCATAATATTAATCTCCATCTAAGTTAAGCCAAGGGCTGTAGCTAGTCAGTTTAAGAATGCCCACAGATAACCTCTAGAGTTCTAAAGGTCATCTATTGGAATTCTTATTCTTGGTTTTCTTCGTTGTAAGCTTCCTGCATGTGCTCAGCAATTTCATACCAGTTCACATCACTAATAAAAGCCCTCGCATAGTCCAGTGCTAAGCCCTCTGAGGCTGTCTGTTCTAGGTATTCATTAGCTGACTCTTCTAGTCTTTTTGAGTAGTCATAAGTGTCATCTGTGTGGTCTTCTAGGAATGCAACACCATCAAACATTTCAAGGTTAATTCTCCATGTTGCGTAGTTAGTCCAACCGTTGTATTTATTGTTAGTTGTAGTCATTTTATTTAATCTCCAGTAGGTGAATGTTGTCTATTGACAACTATAGGTTAAAACTTAGGCAAATAAGAGTTACTAAGCCAAATAATACAAGTGAGAATATAAAGCCTGTTATCGACATATAAAACAAGCTTGGTGTGTCTTCTACTATTAGCTTGGTGTTCTTGTAGTCAATCATTGTTAAGCGTTTAGAGTTAGTCATAGTGTTAGCCTTTATTAAAATAATCAGCGAGCGTAACGCCCATTAAAGTGAATACGAATATGACAGATATCACCATAGCGAAAATTAATACTTCTTTCTGCATGTTGTTCATAATTTAAACTCCTTAGTAAGTAAAGCCAACATAAACAACTTTAGAACCCTTGAAGTTACCCTCACGGCAACCCTCCCAAGCACTCGCATAATACTTTTTAGAACTGCGGTCATAATCACCACGAACGAACTTAGTCTTACTTCCAACAGCAGTAGTAAAGAACTCGCCCTTTTTAACATCTTTCATTAGTGTAGGTGTGTAGTCATTAAGAACCTCTTCACCTTCAACCATTTCATTCACATAGATAGTTGTCATCTCATTACCTTTTGTTTTTAAATTAAAATCTTTAATGTGTCCAAGACAACCTGTAAATGAAACAGACTTCCAAACATTATTTTGATTGTTCTTAAAATCATTCCTAGATAGCTTATTGCTTTCTAATGCAGAATAAATGAACTTCTCGTTTGTTGGTGTTGTTACTAAGGTTACGTTTAACATGGCGGTGCCCCTTTGTTATTTACTACTAAACTACTAAATGAACTACTGAACCTATATACTAATTTACAACTTTGCCACCTGTCAACTATTATTTACAGTCAACCATTATATTTAGGCAAATATTTACTAAAAGTATAAAAATGCCTATTCACTCTTTAAAACACACATAAACACCCACTACAGGAACGATTTAAATCAATAGGTCAATGCAAAGGTATCAGAAAGTTATTTAAATAGCTCTAAGGTGCCTTAAAATGCGTTTAAGTTGCATTTACAGCTAATAATGGTCATTTAGAGTGTATATAAAGTCAAAAAAACGACTGATAAAGCTGATTTATGGTGCATACCTCTCATTTAGAGGTGCTTGCTTGGTAAACATTTGGAAGTCTTGAGGTTGTCTTGAGGTTGTCTTGAGGTTGTCTAAGGAAGTCTTGAGGTTGTCTAAGGAAGTCTTGAGGTTGTCTTGAGGTATCACTAAGAAAAAAACGGACTGATTCCCAAAAATAGAGAATCGCTTTGTGCCTATTTTTTAATCAGATGTTCAGAAAAAAAAGCCCAACGCTATGGAATCATAGAGTCAGGCTTAGTTTATTGCTTACAACATATATTATATCTCTTGTTATCCCAATGAAATCAAGGGCTTACAGGCTACCTGTGGCACTTTACGTGGCACCTATGGCACCCCCTAAGAAATTCAAGGAGCGCACATGATGGCATGGGGGACTTTTACAGCCTACCCTTAGCGGTTGACCTCACATATTTTTTTATTTAATTATTTTGACCTACTTCTTTGGGACTCCCTAGCTCTCTCATCAAGAATCACCTTGCCATTCGGCAGCATGAGTTGATACGCATCTTCACCTTTCTTTAGACCAGCTGTGTTCCACCTAGGGGCTTCATTGCGTTGACTAGAGATAACAAACTTACTCTCATTAGAGAAGCTCTCATGGAGAGGTGTCTTATACTTATCATCATAGTGAATCTGGTGGTCAATCTTATTGACAGAAGTGGACATAGTAGGGTCTTTCCAGAAGCCTCTCATGTCATAGTCAGCTGTCTGTGGTACTTTATTAGCGTGTGCCCATTGCTGGTACTTAGCTTCATCACTTGTCTTAAGAACTGTAAGCTTATCCTTCCATGAAGGGTCTGCCCACTGCATATTCCTATCTAATACTGTTGGAGGAGCTGCAGATACCTGAGGACTACCACTAGAAATACCTAAAGAAGTAGCTAAGGGTATCTCTGGACTATCTGAGGATACTGCTGGTGACACCTGTTGTTCACCTGTAGGTGTCATGCACATAATATCTCTCACTATACTTATTTGGTTATATCGTTAATGGTAGTATCCAATGAGTACCTAAGATACCTAAAGTTACTACCAGCTACCTAAAGAATACTTATAGTTAAGTCTTAAGATTTATCTCTTGACTTACCTATTATATATATCATAAAGGAAAATCTACAGTTACCCCCCTACCCCCCATAGATAAACTTATGGTTCTTAGAGTTCGATAGAATGAACTCATGCAGTAGAGATACAATTGTAGCTATTCCCATGAACTATCACATACATCATGGAAGGATTCACAGCTAGGTCTCTCGACCAACCTAAGGTGTGACCCTTAGATTCCCCCAGTTGAGATATATTAACTACCTCTTCCTATTGGGCAACCTGTGAATTCTATCCATGAACATTGTGAATACCTGTTATATATCAATTACATAGTACTAACGAGTAACCCCTTCGTTATTACCCATCCATGTAGCTTGCTTAGGCTTAGTACCTAAGATACTACTCATGAATTTCTTAAGTTCCTTATCCATTGCTTGGCTATTTAATTCTCTACTAGCCTTATTGTTATCCCTACCCATAGTCTCTACCCAGTAGTTTACTGCCATAGCTAAAGCATCTAGTCTATCGTCATGAACAATAGCTCCTCTGTCTCTAGTGAGTCTAGTCATCTGGTAGAACAATGAGTACTTGATATCACTAGCTGTGTCGTAGTCCTTCTGGATGACCTTCTGGTCAACTATCAGTCTATGTCCAGACATCACAGGTTCTAAGGTATCAATGATACGAGCTTCCTTCTGTGTACTGTGTTTTACTTCTTCTACAGTACAAGGATATATCCTAGCTAATATAGGTTTAAGTAACTGAGTAAACATACCATCACCAAAGTTAGCCTCAATGATGATGTATTTCACTTGGTTCCTCTTAGCTGCATAAGCTAGAGCTTCTAAGGTCTCTATCTCATAGCCACCAGTGAGACCACCAGCTTCAGTTAAGAATAGGTTACCTGCTAATGCTTTAACTACTGCATAGCCTGTCTCATCCTTACCTCGACCTGAAGGGTCAATAGACATCACTGCTCCTGTGTATTCAAACATCTCTTCTGAATGCCACATAGGTCTATAGAACCTATCACCAGTTAAGGCTACATTAGGTACATCATTAATACATACCTCTGGAGCTGCTGCCCATGCTAACTTACTATGAGCCATAGTAGGGTTAAGGTTCTGTATAATTAAGTCTGAGACCTTCAATGGATACCTATCAGCATCACTAAGAGCTGTGTCGAGCATAAACTGTAGTGCAAACCCAGCTTTACCATAGGATACCCTACGTTCCATCAAGTCTTCTGCATCAAACCTCTTAGGGTCTGTAGGTTCTCCAGCTATCTCAGGATTATCCTCAAGAGCCTTAGTAATCATTGGTGCTAACTTGCCTAGATACTTGATAACTTGAGGTATCTCTGGATATAGAGCTGTCCATATCCTTACTTCATACCCACGTTCAGGTAGTTGGTTATATAAGGACATCTCTGTTTGAGGTGTACCTAGATAAATGATACGTGCAGTAGGTAGCGGTTTAATAATACTATCGAATTCCTTAACGGATTCTGATAGCTTATCCCTCATCATCTGTGTCAATGAGTTGTTAGGTACTTCACAGTCATCTGCAATCAATAGGTCAGCACGAGAACCAGTAATCTGACCTGTGATACCTACAGACTTCACTGAAGGTGAGTGGTCTGGGTCTGAAGCTCCTACATCAAAGGCTAACATAGAGTCTCTTTGACCCTCTCTAGGCTTCAAGTGCTGTAGAATAGGTACTTCATTAATGAGTTTCTTAACAAAACTAGAGAAGGCATCAGCTCTTTCTTTGGAAGCTGATACCACTAATACTTTCTTCTGTGGGTTATTCAATAGTGTCCAGCAGACGAAGGCTGAAGTAAGCCAAGATTTACCCACACCTCGGAAAGCTTCAATCACACAGCGTTTAGCTCCATGCTGGAGGTAGTAAGCAATGTCGTACTGTACTGGAGTTGGGTCTGGTAAGTTCAAGTGTTTCCACACTACATACACAAAGACCCTGAAGTCTGTTAAGACTGTCTGGTTCTTATCCATAAAATCCTTATAGGGGTATCTGGGAGCTTCTCTAACGAAAAAAGAGATGAAACCTATAGTGTTACCTAGGCTCATCTCTTATAATGCGTTGTGGCTCGATTGTGTGCGTATTATTTAGTCTTACGCATAGGGATAATGTTGTTATCCTCAAATATCGGTAAATCTGATAGGTCATGTAGTGCAGACCCTGTGACACCTATAGCTTCTATTTTGTTATCTTTTAGAAACTGCCTAGCTACATTTAAGATTGCAGCAGGTGGGGGGATGCGTTCCCCTGTGTCTGGGTTGGTGTACTCTTGTTGTAGAGAGTCTTTTAAAATTTTAGCTAGTGCTCCATGTAGGGAGCCTAGTTCTTTCTCGTCAGCCTTAGCGGTAGTCATGATAACCACTTCTGGACTGTGCGTGTCTCAAGTATCCTAATGACTGTCCATACTAACGAAGCGAGTGCTGCGATAGCTGGAAGCCAACCTGCAAGTGTAGCCATTACGCCTCCTATGGATAGTGCATCAATGATATGTTTAACTGTTTCGTGGTCTTCCATTATGCTACTACTTCAGAGACAACGACCTCAGGTACTACTGGAGGTGGAGGTGGAGGAATATTAGCTATCACCCAGACACCAACCGCATCATTAGCCCATTGAGGAAGAACATCTATAGGCTCATTATTTTGACCATCATTAAATTCAACCCAGCCAGCAGTATCCTTCCATTGCAGGGCATGGACATTTGAAGGAATAGTAGGAAGAAG